CGATTGGAGCCGCAAAGGGCGCGGATCGACCTGAAACGGCGTTTGGCGGCTGTTTCCAGCTACTCACGCAGCAAATGTCCGCACTGGCGATCAACAGCTATATTTTTGGCGGCGTCATCGCTCTGTGTCTTGCTGCGCTCATGATCATTGTCGTTGCCGGTGGGAAGCTGTCATTCACAGGGAACAAGGATGGCGTGTCAGCCAACATTTCGGGCTCGGGCGATACTCCTGCACCGACGCCGACAGTAACGACAACCACAAAAACCGAAATGAAGCCAGGCGCAGCGCCGACAAGCGACACGACATTGGAGGATACCCCATGATCTCTTTTCTGACGCCTTTTCTGGCAAGCATCGGGATCCCGGAGCCGCTGCGCAAGCTCGTCGCCTATGTCGGGTTCGCGCTTATCGTGATCGCGCTGCTTGGCCTTGCCAAGTGCACTTATGATCGATCGATTATCTCGGCGCATGACGACAAAATCACGGCCAGGACTGTCCAAAAGGATTCGAAGGCGAAAGAGCAATCGGCCGTCGAACGGGCAAACGACGCGGCAGCAATCGCCAAAGCTGAAAAGGAACGGAACGATGCGATACTCAAAGGTCCGGCTGTTAAGCCTTCTCCCGCTAGCATTAGGGCTAATTGTGAGCGCTTGCGGCGTGCCGGGACAGACACGTCCCGCATTCCCGTCTGCAATTGATCTCAAGGCAGAGCCAAAGCCCGCGATCACCCCCGACGTGCTGACAAGCGACGTTGCGGCCGAGCAGTATAATTCCAGCGTCGAAGCATGGGGCGAGCGTGGATGGGCCGCAGTAGCTCGGATCTGCCGGTGGTCAAAGGCGCTCGGAAATCCCGTAGAATGCCCACCTGAAAATTAAGGGTAAAGCCGGTCTATTTCGGGGATGATATCAGCCATTGATTTTCCTTTCTGAAAAGTCACCCATCCCTTTTTTGTGACTATCAGAAATTTATTGATATCCAGATAGGCCCATCCCGATTTGTGCACAGGCAGCGGGTAATCCGCAGGACGTGGATCTTTACAAACCGGAAGGTTCACGACAGATATTTCCTTCCGTAGTAGGCCAACAGAGCCGCCTCTGCGCGGCCGTCATCTTTCACACGCTCGAAGGCATGTGCACTTGCAGGGAACAGCGTGCGCGCCTTCTCGCGGCTCGCACCCTTGTCCGAATTCAGAAGCCCGAGCTTCCCCTTCCAGACCGTTGGTGTGACAAAGTGAATTGGTGCTTCCGCTGCGGCCGCAATCGCGTGGGCAAATCCGAGAGATCGACCAAACGAAAACATGCTTGTGACGCCCTGCCCCGGCCGCGCCGCGATATCCTCGATCACGATCATGTCGGGCATTTCAAAGGCGAAGGCGTTGCGCCAGTCGATTGCCCACTGTGTCCATGCGGACTTGGCCTTCCCCTTCACAAGTTGCATCGGCACGTCGAAGCACGCGACAATATTGTTTTCGTAGAGTATCGAGAGCGCACCCGTCTTTCCTGGATCTATGCCCGCAACGATCATTTTCTTTTTCCAAAACGCACAGTGAATAGAAGAACATCTTCGGCGGGTGGAGTTACTTTTTCGGCTTCGATAATATTGACTTTCCATCCACCAATACGAACCAATTCGGCAAAATCATTCAAATATTTTTTAAGCTGGCTCTGTGATAATTTACTCATTCCCGTTCTCCCATAAAAGGCCGCAACCATTCAGGCGGTTGCAGTGGCTCAAAATCTCCCGGATCCGCAAAAGGGATATCTTCGGGCTTGAAGCGAAACCGCTCCGGCAGGCGCTCGATCCCCTTGTGGACGAACAGCCAATATTGCTTCGTCGCTAGATCCTGAAATGCACGCCCCGGCCGCAAGTGTTGAAGCTGGCGGTTCCGCTCGGCCGTCTCGGGCCTCACATGTTCCACACAGAGCGTTGACGGGCCAAAGGGGCAGCAGTGGTCAACATGCAGGCCGGTGATATCATGGCCGTGGATATGCATCGCGGACCAGCGGTGCGCCCACCACATTTCCCCTTGATCCCAAAAGCGTCCGTAGGGCTCGCTGTGCCCGCGACCTTTACCTTGAGCACCGATCCACATGACGCAGCCCGTGATAGGGTCAAAGGCGCATTTCTCGGCAAAGCGCTGCATGGCATTCTTGGTTTGCACGAAGCGGCCTTTTTCGTTGCGTGTAAGGATCATAAATCATACCACACTTTTTGGGGTTTATCTTCAACAGCGCAATGAAAGCCACAACCCCCAAAATTGTCTTTTATTTCAGTAGGCCAATCGGCTGGAATTTCGTCAATAAAAATTCGGACATTTTTAATTCTAGTCAAGCGCACTCCCCATTTGCGGCATTGAGCCGCACGACGAGCAAACACGAGCGGAAAATGCAATCGTTGGTGCGCCCAATAATTTGGCGACGTGGCTTTTACACAGCAAAGGCAATTTCCATTGGGCATCCCGAGATCATAAACAATAGGCCGCTTGATCCCATGTTCTGCAAGGTATGCATGTGACTGTGCTTTCGTCATACCTATGTCAATCAACGGTGCACGTTGTTTAAGGAGTGGATAGGCTTTCTGCATATCCTTAAATCGCTTCGTGTCACGCCAATCGGCAGCATACCCCCAATAATGAACGTCACTTGGGCGCTCAAAATTCATACGCGGAACAAATTTCATTTCGCCAGTGCAAGGCGCCCCGTTAATACCCGATAAATATTTACGGCCCTCAAAAACGTCATCAATCGAATTGTATTTTTCCGATTTGATCCGGAGGATAGGCTTACCATACCAAATTTCTAAATCATCCAAAAATCTTGCGTTGTCTGGGTGAACACTCGGCCCCATATCACAGTGCACGGGCTGTGCGTTCGGATTTTGTGCAAGCACAAGTTTTCCGGCAACTGCACTATTTGCACCGTCAACCCAAATAAGATCCCGACTCATTTCCGATACCTCAACATGCTTTCGACATTCGCCTTTACTCTAAATTTTCGTTCGAGCGCCCACGGCTCTACATCTTCCATGATTTGCTCAACCGTCTTGATCAAATCCGGCCGATCCACTTCCTCGAAAACCAATTCGTCATGCACCTTGAAAATCGTGTAGAGCCCGGCAGCTTCCGCGCGCTTCATGGCGCCCATAATGAGATCTCGCGCGCTGCCTTGGATGCAGTCAGCCGTGATCATCCCGTGCCATGCCAAGTGACGCCTGAATTTCTTGCCTTGGTAGCTCATGAAGGTCCAGGACGGCTTTTCGTCACCCTGTGGCGTGAACGAGGTCCCCTTGCGCGGCCGGTGATACCAAATCTTTCGGCCGCTCGGCAGGCGCATCGTCAGAAAGTCGCCTTCCTTGCGAAACTCGATCCCCTCATAGGAGTAGGCCATCGCCCGATTGCACCAAACGGCGTCAACGCTGGCCTGCCAAAGCCCATACCAGAATTTAGGAACCATCGGCGCCACTTCCTTGCGGTAGGCATCAATAGCCATTTTTGCCAGTTCGATCGAATCCTTGGGTGCGAAGCGTGCGCGGAAACCCACCGGCCCAAGCCCGTAGCCCGAGCCAAGGAACGTGTTCTTCCCTATCTGCCCTTCCCGCTGCATCGAAGGATCCTTGCGGTTGATCGGCCGCTTGAAAATCAGGGACGCGGTTTCGGAATAGACGTCAAGCCCGGCGTGCATCTGCTCCACACGATCATGCTGTCCGGCCATGCTCAAGAGGTTGCGAGCTTCCACGGCTGCATAGTCACCCGAGACGATCACTTTGCCCTTCTCGGGCACAATACAGGACCGCAGAGACGAAATGATCGCACTGAATATGTCATCGCCCCATAGCTCTTTGATCAGGCCCACGTCGCGCGTCATGATCGCGTCAGCGAGAATGTCAGCGGTCAATCCTTGCCGGTCCCCAATTTCACCGCGTGGGTAATTCTGGATCTGGATCAGCCTGCCGACGTCGCGGCCGGTTCTCGCACCGTGATATTGTGTCGCGTAGCGCACGCGCCCATCGTTACCGGCACATTGCAGCATGCGCTCAAGTTTCGAAACGCTCGATGAAGCCAGTGAGCGGCGCAGCGTCAGCACTTCATGGATATTGTAGGGCAGCGGCTCGCCTAGATCCTCAATTCCAAACTCGTCGTCGGGATCTAGGATCGCGTCAAGCGTGGCCTTTTTCATGTCGCCCAAGGCAACGCCCTGATCATTGACCCAATTGAGCACCTTTGCGCGCTGCGTCGGGTTCAAGCCGGTCAATTCCCGGAAGCGCTCCACCATTGGCACGCGGACTTGCTCAAGCACGTTAATGCAGGCGTGCA